TTAACCGGCAGGTTGTTGGTTCGAGTCCAACCGCGGGAGCCACGCAGAAACCAGGCGCTGAACGGGAACGTTCAGCGCCTCTGCTATGCGCTGCACGTCCTCTACGGTGATCTCGGTCTCGCAAGCGGAGATACGACGGTTGACCCACATCGAGGAGACGCCAAGCGCGAGCGCCAGCCTCCTGTTCGACAGCTGCTGCCGTGCAAGCTCCGCGCGGATCTCCCGCGCGATGAGCTGAGACGGCGCGCCCCCCGAGGGCGCTACCACGGTGCTAGTCATAGCGACACTGTAACGGCGTCCGGTTCACGGCGCTAGCGGCGATTTGTACTCAGAAAGATACTCCGAGTCGTTGCGCGGTTGACGTGGAACGCTAAGCGTGCCAATCTCCTGCCATGAGCAGCGAAGCCAACCAGAATGTGGCAGCGGCAATCCGCGCCGAGATGGCCCGTCAGCGGGTGACCACCAGGCAACTCGCCAGCAAGCTCGGTGTCTCAGCGATGTGGGTCTCGCGCAGGTTCTCCGGCGAGGTCGCCGCGACCGTTGGCGACGTGCACGACATCGCCACCGCACTCGGCATCGACCCGGACGTCCTGCTCGCCCCGCGGCACTCGGCCGCTTCCTGATCGTCGGGTCGGCCGCGGCCCCGGGGTGTTCTGAGTGCGCCCTGACCCGGTCGACCCGGCTCCGCCATCCCCAAGGAGCCATCCCATGAACCACCACCACCAGCCGGTACCGCCGGCCACGCAGTACCCGAAGTCCACCGCGGCTGCCAGGCGCAGCGTCGCCCGCACCAATGTCCCTGCCCTGATCGTCGCGCTCTGCGTCCTGGCGATGCTCATGATCGTCGCCGGTGTCGTTGCGTGGGACGCGAACAGCGCGAGGGCTGGTGACACCGTGGCGCACGTCGCCCCGCCCGCCTCGCAGCCTGGCCCGGCGGTCCCGCAGCCGGTCGAGAAGTCACCGCCCCTGCTCGAGAAGATCCCGGGTGACGGGACCTGGCTGCTCGGTGCGGAGATCAAGCGCGGCACCTACAAGTCGGCCGGCGGCTTCACCTGCTACTGGGCCCGGCTCGCGGACCTGACGGGCGAGTACGGCGCGATCCTGTCGAACGGGTTCGCTCGGCCTGGCCCGCAGAAGGTCGCTCTCGGCCCTGAGGTTGCCGCGCTGGCGACGTCCGGCTGCGGCCCGTGGGAGCTGATCAAGTGAGCACCGTCGACGGGCCTGTCGACCTGGCCGAGGAGATCTACCAGCGGCACCTGTGTCCCGACTGCAACACGTCGCCGTGCATCGCGGGCGACGGCACCAAAGGGTCCTGCGTCGAGCAGGGCAACCGGGCCAAGGCGATCGCTGCGCTGTACGAGCTGGCGTTGCTGCTCGAGAAGAACCCGGGCCTACCGGTGCCGCGGGAGCTCGCGGGCTCACTCCACGGCAACCACCTGAACATCCACCTGATGAGCTCGGCGGACCCGCGCGGCGACCTCGCGAGGATCGTCAAGATCCTTCCCGGGCCGATCGAAAAGCGGGTATGGGGTCACGGCGACACGTCGTACTTCGATGCCGTCGCGACGATCGGAGGCGTCATCGAGGTGCACGTCGGCGCGTACCGCGACCAGGTGTGTGAGCGCGTCGTCACCGGTACCCGCGAGGTGACGAAGACGGTCCCGGACCCGTCAGTGGTGGTCCCGGACGTCGAGGTGACCGAGACGGTCGAGGACGTCGAGTGGATCTGCGGTCCCCTGCTGGCTAAGGCAGTGACCACATGAGCCCCACCAAGGTCACCACCGCCGGCCGAGTAGCGGCCGCGTTCAACCGGCACGGCAGTTGGACCGCCCGGGTAACCGAGCACGACATGGCGGTCGAACTCCGCCACGTCGACAGCGGTGACTTCGCCACCACCGTGTGGCTGCCCGAGAACGGCCTGTGGATCTGGACCGGGCCCTTCCCGGCGGTCGAGCTGAACGAGCTCCCCGAGTCCGCCGGCCTCGCCGACCTGGTGAAGGCCGTCACCGAGTCACTTCCGGAGGAATCGTGAGTACCGAGGTGGCCGAGCGGGTCCCCGGTCCGTACGAGGCGAAGCTGCCGCGCACCGGGTACAAGCCCGCGGTCGAGTACCTGACCGACGCACTGCAGGGCCAAGGCAAGGCGATCGCGAAGCACATCGACGCGCACCTGACGAACGAACGGGTGCTGGACCTGGCCGGCGCGATCGAGCGGGCTATCGCGAAGGCGCTGCGGGAGCAACTCGAGCAGGTCGCCGCGGACATCCTCGCGATGCAGGTCGGCGAGGTCGACTGCGAGGCGATCGAGCATGCCTGAGATCGAGGTGGAGTCGACGCCGCCGATGCCCGAGCCTGCCGGGCTGTGGGCCGTCGTTGAGCACGTCTCGCCCGAGTACCCCGACGATCGGAACTACCTGGTGAAGGGCCCAGGCGGGTTCGACGACGGTACGGCGTACTGGTTCTCGCTCGGCGGCGAGGACGGGTGGGGCTGGGAGCAGGTCCTCCGTTGGCCGGGGACGGTCCGGCTGGTCCGCGAGGGGGTCACCGATGCCTAAGCCGAAGCCCGAGCCCGATCCAAAGGCGGCCCGGAAGAAGACCGACGAGGACCTGTCGAAGGCCCACAAGGGCGACAACGTCGGGGGCAGTCTGCGTGCGCTCGGTCGGCTGTTGGGCGGTAAGCGATGACGACACACGATCTGGTGCTCCCTCCCACCGAGGGGGAGCACCACGGCGCCGGGGACGGGGCCTCACACCAGCCCCCGGCGCCGCTCACCGCGGACGAGTACGACTCGATCGTCGGCACGATCTGGAACGAGCTCGAGGACGACCTGGGCCGGTTCGATGACCTGCTGGCCGAGGCGCTCGGGTTCATCGCGGGGATCGCGCTGCACGAGGACACCGACCCTCGCGAGGCCGATCGGGCGACCGCGGTACTCCGGTCGATGGAGCAGCGGGCCCTGTGGGGTCCCGACCACGAGACCGAGGACCACCGGTGAAGGCGGCCGAGCTCGTCGAGATCCGGGAGACGGTGAACGAGCGGCCGTGGCGTGACCCTGCCCGGTACCCGGAGTGCGTACAGATCGCGCTCGAGGCGCTCGGCGTCATCGCCCTGCTCTGCGACTGCGGAGAGCCGGAGTGCCCGTCGTACCTGGCCGAGCAGGCCTTGCGGGCGATGGCTCGGCGGGCGCACTTCGGCGGACCACTAGACGAACCAACGGGGGAAATCCTGTGACCGAAACGCAAACCGCCGAGGTGGGGGGTAACAGCGACACCCGCACCTATGAGCCTGGCATCGGGCGCCTGGCGGCCGCGCTCGCCGCGGTACAAGCCGAACTGCCCCGCCTGGGCAAGGCAGAGACGGGCAAGGTGTCGGGGAAGAACAAAGACGGCGAGTTCTTCAGCTATGAGTATTCGTACGCCGACCTTGCCTCGGTCAGCCGGGCGATCATGCCGTTGCTCGGCGAGCACGGGCTGGCCTTCACGGCATTCCCGACAGTCGTAGAGCGCAACCTCGTACTGCGGTACCACCTGCTGCACGAGTCCGGCGAGCAGCTCGCCGGCGAGTACCCGCTCACCGGCTCGACAGCCCAGCAGCTCGGCAGCTCGATCACCTACGCCCGCCGGTACTGCCTGTGTGCCGTGACCGGAATCGCCCCGGACGAGGATGACGACGCGGCCGCGGCTGATGGAGCGAAGGCCGCACAGCAGGCCCAGCAGCAAGCCGAGGTGGACGCCACGACGGCCGCCGAGCAGGCGCAGTACGCCAAGGATCGCGCGCACGGCATCGACGCTGTGCGGGGCGCGTGGGCGGCGCAGTACGGCGAGTTCAATGGCGCCAAGGCCGAGGAGATGTACAAGACCTGGTCCAAGGGCGGGACCGTCGATGGGGCCACACCGGCCCAGCTGCGGGCGTTCGCCGCGATGATCCACGCCCTCCCGAAGGTCGACGCCGGTGGTGACCCGGCCGAGGTGACGCTGCTCCCGCCGGCGGACCAGACCGAGCAGCAGCCGCTCACCGGCGAGGGCCCCAAGATGACCAAGCTGCAGCAGGGCAAGGTGTTCGCGCTGATGTCCGACCTGTCGCTGACCGAGCGGCAGCAGCAGCTGCGGTTCCTCTCGGATGCCGTTGGCCGGCCTTTGAAGTCGCGCGGCGAGCTGACCAAGGATGACGCGAAGGTCGTGATCGACATCCTCGAGGAAGCTCTCCAGAACGTCTCCGGGCCCGCCCCGGTCGCCCAAAGCGCGGCCGGTGAGACCGGTGTGCCTGCGGGCCCGGAGACCCCCGACTCGAGCGGCGGTGAGTGATGCCTCGCCGCCGCCGCTCGAGCACCATGCGCAGTACCGGTCCCGCCAGCTGCAGCGAGTGCGGCGCCCGGATCGTGTACGTCGTCATGACGTACTCGGGGAAGCGGGTGCCGTGCGACCCGATCCCGGTCGAGGACGGCAACGTGTCCGCGCGCCTGGTCGGGAACAACCTGCACGGCTACGTCATCTCGAAGGAGCACCCGCACGGGCCGCCGAACACGCGGTACGCCGCGCACTACGGCACCTGTCCCGACCGGCCTGAACCGAAGCCGAAACCCGAACCGCCACCAGCGCTGTTCGACCTCTAGTTTTCCCTGCCCACACAGGGCGGGGACCATCCCAACAGAAGGAAACCATCGTGCGTAAGATCCTCACCGCCCTCGCGGCGTCCGCCGTAGTCCTCGGGGGCGCCAGCACCGCCACCGCGGCACCGGTCAACCCGGACGGCATCGGCCGGCAGGCCGCAGTCGTCATCACCAACTCCAGCCAGGTCGCGCCGGACGCGCTCGACGGCACCGACATCAAGCCGCTGTGGGTGAGCGACTTCTCCGGCCCGGCATGGGCCCAGATCATCGGTGTGCCGTACAACACCGTGGGCAAGCCGCAGCTGAAGGCGGACGTCGCCGCAAAGCTGGAGCTGGGCACGGGGTCGGTCGTGAAGACGATCGCCCCGGCCGCGATCACGTACCTCGGCGGCCCGTACTTCGACCCGGCGCGCGGCTTCACGACGCTCGGTTCGTTCACGCTGCCCAAGGGCACGTGGCTGGTCAACACCAGCGCGAAGTTCCACCGCACCGTCGCAGGTGTGGCCGGGTCCCGCCCCCAGGTCGGTCTCCGGATCGGCCAGGGAACGGCTTCCCCGAACTGGGGCACCGAGGTCGGCACCGTGGGCGGCGCTGACATCAGCCCCGGGAACGGGCACGACCTGTTCGGTTCGGCGACCAAGGTCGTGACGGTTGCTGAAGACACCACGGTCGGCGTCTACGGCTTCGGCTACAACGACGACACCGGTGTTGCCGGTAGCGGCGAGATCGAGGCGTCCGCCGAGATCACCGCCACCCTCATCGGCTGACCCAGAACCCCCACTAGGAGCGACGCACTGGGATGGGTGGTCCGGTCCCGGCCCGTGGCCGCAGTACCGGCAGGCGCCAGCAGCCTAGAGAGCTGGTCCCAGTCGCTCCGACCGCAGAGAAAGGGTGGCGCCGTGCACACCACGGCTGGCACGGCGCCACCGCACCCAAAGGCCAACCCCACAAGGAGAACCGTGTCCACTGAAGTGAAGCTCGCCGGGCGGCTGCCCGCATCCCCCGAGAGCAACGGCATGCACTCGGTGCTCGCCGACCTGCTCCAGACCCCGAAGACACAGCGCCTGTACGTCGTCTGGGGCGACGTCCTCGAGATCAAACGGAACCTCGACACCGGCGACGAGATCCCGACGCTGCGGGTGCTGAAGATCGAGCCACTCGGCGAGGTCGACGAGGTGTCGCAGGCGATCCGCGAAGAGGTCATGCGGAAGGCCGAGGACCGGTTGGGGCACACGCCGCTGCCGTTCGACCAGCACGACCCGGACGGCGTGACCGTGCTGCCCGGCACAGACGAGGAAGGCGACGACTGATGGCCGAGTCCACCGAGCTCACAGCGAACGTGCCGGTCACCGTCAGCCTCGACATCAACGACCTGGTCAAGGCGTACGTCGGTGAGATCCCGACCTACACCGGCGACCCCGACGACGAGATGGAGCCACCGCCCCCGCTGTACGGCGAGATCATCGGCGCCGCAGCGCACATCGTGGCCCAGAGCGTCATCCGCGACGCCACCCGGTATCAGGGCCTGAAGAACCGCGTCGACGAGCAGATCGACGCAGCCCTGAACGCGGGGATCGTCGCCGAGCTCGAGAAGCCGTTCAAGCCAGTCGACTCGTACGGCCAGGTCGACCGGCACGCGGACCCGACGACCCTGCGGGAGCAGATCGGGAAGCACGCCACCGCGTGGATCGCGAAGGGGATGAAGGGCTCGACGAACGGCTATTCCAGCGACAACGGCGCCCTGTACCAGTACATCAACAAGGAACTCGACCAGCTGATCAAGACCGATCTGAAGGCGGTCGCGGACTCCGCCCGGGCCGCGGTCACCCAGAAGATCCAGAAGGAAGCGGCCACGGTCATCGCGGACATCATCACGAAGACCGCGGGGGTGAAGTGATGGCCCGGCAGATCCCGGTCGGTGACAAGGCCGTCGCACAGGTCGCGATGACCGCCCTGTTCACCGACGTCCTCGCCTCGCAGGTCACCGGCGAACCCACACCCGACCAGTGCGCGCAACTGCTGCTCGACGCCGCCTCACGGGTCCAGTTCCAGCCCTCGACCCGGCGCCTGATCGTCACGTTCGACCTCGGCATGTCCAGCGAGGACGAACCCACCACCCCGTGAAGCAGGTGGCCACCCCCTCTGGCTACGGGGGGAGGGGGCGGCCACCACACCATCCCGAACACAAGGAGACCACACACAATGGCAACCACACGCAGCATCACCGCCGAATGCGCCTCGGGCGACGGCGCCGAGCTCGAGGTGACAACCGCCGACCAGGCGGCCGACGACGATGTCGTGCTGACGTTCAGATGTACCGACAGTGAAGGCATGGCGGCATCGGTGAGAGTGACCGCCGAGCAGCTCGACGAGATCACCCCGTTCCTGTACCGCGAGCGGGAGGCGTACGAGGTCCGCCAGGAGGATGAGTTCACCGCCTGCGGACACTCCCTCGAGGGTGCGGATTGCGCCCTGGTCGACGAGCACGCCTCGGTCTTCGCGGTGCCCGCCGTTGCAACTCGGGCCCACGTCACCACCGCCGGCGTCACCTGGGTAGCCGAGGACTGATGACCAGCTGGGCCGTCAAGGTCAACGGCACACCAGAACCGCAGGGATCGATGACCTGCAAGGCCCGGCACGTCACCAAACCGAACCTGCAACCCACCAACGGCCCCGACCTGAAGAAGTGGCGCGCCCGCGTCGAAAAGGCCGGCCGCGCCCTCGAGCTCCGGACGCTGGTGGGGCCGCTGTACGTCGTCGCGACCCACACCCTGCTACGCCCGGCCAGCATCCCGCTGAGGGTCCGCGCCTGGCCCATGGTCGTCGGGTCGAAGGACGTCGACAAGCTCGGCCGGGCCCTCCTTGACGGCCTGGCCGACGCCGGTGTCTACGGCAACGACGCGCAGGTCTGCGGGCTCATGACCTGGAAGCGCTACCCCGATTCCCCATCCGTCCCGTGGATCGACCGCCGCGATCACCTCGACCGGCCCGGCGTCGTCATCCGCATCTACCCCATAGGAGCCTGACGTGAACAGCACCGACCTGCCGGTCACCGAGTGGTGGGATCCCGAGTGGGACCTGTACGACGTACCGCTCAGCCCGTTCGACGACGGTGTCGACGTCGAGACCTGGTGGGCCGCGTACGAGCACCTCTGGATGCTCTCGTGGGTGATCCACGGCACCGAGGCATACATCGACGTCCACTATCAGCACCAGCTGACCACCGGCATCCCTGAGGGCTGCACCTGCCGTGACGCGCCCGGCTGGTACCCCGGACGGCCCGCAGCAGCCCTCTGCCCAGTCCACGGCACCCACCGGAAGATCTGCCCCGCAGTACACCTCCTCGGCCGCTCGAAGCACCAGGAGGGCTGCGGGTGGCGCTGCCCCGACTGCGGAGCCACCTACACCCTCACCCGCATCCAAGAGGTCGACCCGGCCATCCGGCTCTACCCGACCCTCAAATGGATCCGCACCACACCAGAGGGGGCTTGACCATGGGTGAGCTTTTGAGCCGCGGCCACACCTGCAACCCGCCGAGCGCGAGCAGCCTGCAATACGGGGCGCTGTACCGGTGTGAGTGCGGAGTGCTCTACGTGCTTCAGTCTGGCGACCGGTGGTACGGCTGCACCCCGATCGAAGAAGCACTCGTACTCCTGAACCACCGGATCGCCGAGGCCAAGCGGCAGCGGCGGGGGGTTTGACGATGCGCCGGCGGCTGGGGGCCGCCGCACGCAACCTCATGACGCTGTTCGATGACGGCTGCCCCGACGAGTTCCACGACCTCACCAAACCCCAGCTCGAGACCAACGGCCGCGGTGACGTCCTCTCGTACCAGTACTGCCGGATCTGCGGCCTCAACGTCACCAAGCTCACCAGGGCCGGTGAGTGATCACGATGGCGGACCTCACGTTCGAGGTCTTCCGTGGGCCCTGCCCGCACACGTCGAACGGCCAGGGCTGCCGGTACTACGCCGACCACGACCCGGTGCCACACACGTACGGCGGTGGGCTCGGCGACCCCGTCAGCAACCGCCACTGCGGGGCACAGCAGCCGCACATCTCGCACGCGTGGACCGACGAGAAGGCCTGGTTCAACTGCTCAGGGCGCGGGATCCGCTGATGGGCGCCGAGCTCGTCGGCCTGGTCTACGCCGGGTACGCGGGCCTCCCAGGCAACCAGTTCAAGGCCCTGACGTTCATGGCGTTGAAGGCGCTCGACTACCCCAGCCGCGGCAAGCCCGCCCGGATGTACACCGGCGGATGGGAGCCATTGTCGACCGCTATCGGACGCGAAATCCCGTACCTGTCAGGCGACCCCGAAGAACTGCAGAAGAAGCGCATCACATTGCGCCACGAAGTGTCGAAGATATGCACCGCATTGAAAAAGGCCGGGGCAATTCAGCCCACAGTCGGACACCCGCAAGCCGGGCAGCAACAGGCCTGGAAACTCACGCTGACGATGGCCGGCCAGCTCCTGCTACCTGTGGACAACCTGCCGCCAGAAGCCGGATTAGGTGGGACGAATCACCCCACCTAATGGGGTCAAATCACCCCACCACTGGTGGGACGAATCGACCCCGAGTGGTGGGACGAATCATCCCCCCCTATGAACCATATGAACCAAGAGCTGAACCAACCTGACCCAACCGACTTGCCGTAGCGCCCACACCAGGGGCCCTGTGGATAACCCGAATCGGAGACGACGTGAACGCCCTGAAAGACACACGACCAATTGCACAAGCCGCCACACACCACGACCCGGACGGCTACGGCACCGGCGAGGGATTCGCACTCATCATTGCCCGCTTATTCACCCGATACCCCGACGTCGACATACCCACGATTCGACTCGAGACATGGGATAACCAGGGCAATGAATGGCTGCGCGTAACCGGCCGCGTCGGGCCCCTCACCCCAGACCCCGACTGTCCCAGCTGCCACGCACACGCCGGCCATCCCCACACCGAGTACTGCCAGCTCGCCAACTGGGCCGGCCACCGCGACAACTGCGCCCTCCAGTGGGGCAAGGACTGCGACTGCGAAGACCAGGCCGAGCAGCGGCCCGACGACGACCCGCCCGACCCCATCGTCTGCGACGGCCGCGACTGCGGAGGGGTGCCGCATGCGTGACCACGCCCGCTGGTGGATCCGCCAGCACCAGGACGCGGCCGCCTGGATCGTCGCCCTGGTCGTCATCGCCCTACTCGCCTGGGCCTACATCGCCCAAGGCGCCGACGCGTTCCTCATCGGCATGGTCACCGTCGCCTGCGCCCTCGTCGCAGGCGTCAACACCCTGGTTGGTGGCCTACGGCAACGCGTCGACGACCTCGAACAGCAGCTCGACGAACTGCTGCAGAGCTGGGATGACGCGGACGCACACGACAACCAGGAGACACCGTGACCAACCACCGAGCAGTGATCGTGATCGAGCTGAGCCTCGAGCACGTCGAGCAGATCGCCGAAGCCCTAACCGCGATCAACCCGCCGAGCATCCCCGCGTTCGCCGGCGCTGTCCGCGTCGCAGTCGGCGACGTCGCAACCGCGCTGGTCGAGTGGCTCGACGAGGACACGGGGCAGGAGCACATCGCAGTCAAACCCGCCCCCATCGACCCACCCCCCTCGCAGGAGGGCACCCCCACCTGCCCAGAGGCCGGCCAGCATCACCTCATGGTGCGCTGCGGCTCCTGCGGATACCCCACCCCGTGACCACCCCCGGGGACCCACGTACCGGCAGGGCATGGGTCGCCCTCGCGCACTGGGTCATTGCCCGGGACAACGGCATCTGCTGGCGCTGCGGCAGGCCAGGAGCAGACACCTGCGGACACGTCCTCCCCTACAAGACCCACCCCCACCTAGCACTCGACACCGACAACCTCAGGGCCGAGCACGGCGAGCGCAGGACGGTAGCCGAGGACGGCTTCGACTGCATCGGGAACTACGCAGCAGGCGCCGACGCAGGACAGCTCGGCAACCAAGCAGAAGCGATCAAACTCGACGCCCAACGCCGCGACTGGCTCGGCAGCACACACGACAGGCCATCGCAGACCCTCGAAGAGCCGCACGCATGAACCTCGAGCCAGCCAGCAGGGGTCGTTTTGGCCTGACGACCTTGGGCCCAGGAAGTCGCCGCTCTTCCAGTTCTCTCTCTCCGCCCCACCGGGCACGGCGCGACCGGAACCCGGGCCAGGATCTGCGTACGGGCCTCGGTGCAGGTCCCCGGGCCTCCGGGGCGGCTAGGGGCTCAGATCGGCGTACAGAGCCTCCCTGGGAACCCTCGACCTCCGGTTTACACTTCGGCCATGGCGACAGCGGCGCGGACTCGTGGGCGGACGGTCCGAGCGGCCGTTGCCGGCGCGATCCAGGCCGCTCGGGACGCTGGCCGGCTGAAGTCGTGGCACGAACCGCACGCCGCGGTAGCGATCAAGCTGGCGACCGCCCTCACCCCGGCGAAATTGCCCATCTCGGAGCTCGTTCGGCTGTCCTCGGAGCTCGACAAGGCACTGAACCGCCTGCCGCTGGCGGAGGAGACGCGACCGGAACGGGGGAACGGTGACGGACCTGCTGCTGCCGCCGGTGGCCCCGGCCCGGTTGACCCACGCACCCCTGGATTGGCGCTCGTCGTGGGGTCCACCCCCGAGGTGGGCGACACCGCGCTCCCCAGATAGGCCGACGTACGGCGGGCAGGTCGCCCGCGAGGCCGTCGAGCTCGGTTTCCCGCTGATGCCGTGGCAGGCGTACGTGCACGACGTCGCGAACGAGGTCGATCCGGTCACCGGCTGGTGGGCATACGACGAGGTCGTCATCACGGTCGAGCGGCAGGCCGGTAAGACCACGCTGAAGATCCCGCTCTACTCGCACCGGATGAAGATGCTGCCCGGCGGTGAGCTGTGGATGACTGCGCAGAACGGCAAGAAGGCCGTCAAGCGGTGGGAGAAGGCGTCCGAGGCGATGCTGGCGATCCCGGAGCTGAACCCGCACTTGAAACGGTGGGTGACTGTTGCCCGGGAACGGCTGCGGTGGAACCCGACCGGGGCTCTGCTGGTGCCGTTCGCGCCGGATGACGAGAACATGCACGGCGAGTCGCCGGACCTGGTTGACGTCGATGAGTGGTGGGCGTTCGACGCGATCGCTTCCGAGGGTCTGATCTCGTCGTACAGCCCGGGGTTCCTCACGAAGAACGCGCAGGCGTGGAAGACGTCGACGATGGGGACCGAGGCATCGGCCGGCTTGAACGCGGACGTGAAGAAGGGCCGCGCGGCGGTCGAGATGGACCGGCGTACCGGGATCGCGTACTTCGAGTGGTCGCTCGAGGATGAGCCGGGCGGGATCCCGATCGAGGAGCTGACCGATGAGCAGCTGGTGCGGGAGTGCATCGCGATCCATCCGGCGATCGGGTTCCACCCGAAGGCGCCGGCGGAGAAGATGCGGCACCACATCGCGGGCGAGCTGAAGACGCTGGGCCGCCGCGAGTTCATCCGTGCCTACGGCAACCGTCTGCAGTCGTTGACGGGTGGCTGGAAGGTGATCTCTCAGCCTCAGTGGATTGCGGCGATGGCGTCGAAGCCGATCCCGCCGGGGGTGCCCGTGGGCCTTGGGTTCGAGGTGGACCCGGATGGCCGGGATGCGGCGATCGCGGTGGCGTGGCGTGGCCCGGACGGGTGCGCGGTGGGCGAGGTGCTGAAGGTGCAGGACGGCGCCGGGTGGGTCCGGAACGATGTGGTCACGCTGAAGACCCGGTGGGGTGCTGTCCAGGTCGCGGTGCAGAACTCGGGGCCGGCGCGGCACGTCGCGGACAAGCTGATCACGGGCGGCACGGAGGTGCTGCGCATGTCGCAGATGGACTTTTCGGCTGCGTGCGCGCAGGTTCACGCCGAGATCACGGCGCCGCGCCCTACCCTGAGGCACATCGGGCAGGCCCCGTTGAACTCGGCGGTCGAGCACGTCACGAAGCGGCGTACGGGACCGACCGGGGCGTGGGCGTGGCGGGTCGATCCGGACGTGTCGATCACCACGCTGGTCGCGTTCACGGCCGCACTTTGGGCCGTGGACCACCCGCAGGAGACCGAGCCCGACCTGGGCCGGTTCAAGATTCGATGAGAGGGCAAGCAATGGCGAAGTTCGAGGCAGGCAGCGACCCGGCGGACCACACGGTCGCCGAGGTCGTCGAGTTCCTGAAGAGCGACGAGATCACCGGCGACGAGTACGACCGGGTCGTGCAGGTCGAGCGGGAGGGCCGGAATCGGGTCGGGATCATGTCGGGGTCCGGCGTCGAGGATCCGCCGGCGGACCCCCCGGAGGCCCCGGCCGTTCTGGACCCGACGGCCGAACCGGCGGTGACACCCGACGAACCCGTGGACCCGGACGACGAGCCGACCACCGAGCAGGGAGCGCACGACATGGCCATCGCGAACCTGTCGAAGGAGGCCTACAACGCGCTTCCGGCCGACCGGCGCGAGGGCAGTGACCCGGTGCGGGACACCCCGTTGACCGTGGAAGAGGCGCTTGCGGAGTCCTCGCGTCTTTCGGCGAGATGGGCCCGACCCGTCCGGGCCACCGAAACCACCGAGCTGTCCTGACCCACCACGACTGACGAGAGGACGCTATGTCGTCGCAGATCTGGCCGCCGGTGGTTGACCCGGCGACGCTGACCCGGCAGGTGTGGGACTCGGTCACCGCGCAGAACCTGCCGGCGGTCGGTCGTGCGATGGGCCTGTACGGCGGACTCATCTCGCAGTGCACGCTCGACGAGTATCGAGGGGCGGTGCCGACCGCGACCCGCGCACGGTTGCTCGAGCTCCCGGACCCGAATCTCAGGTCGCGGGCCGCGTTCGTCCGGGTCCACGTCGAGGACTACATCGTTCACGGCAACGCGCTGCACCTGGTCACGGGCAGGCACCCGAAGGGGCATCCGCTCGCAGGCTGGCCGTCGACGGTCCGATGGTTCCCAGCGGCCGAGTGGGGCATCGACGTGTCCCAGGGCCGCGGGTTCCCGGACTACTACCTGAACGGGCGGAAGGTCGCCCGGCGGGAAGACGTCGTGCACACGCAGTGGGGGTACGCGCCCGGTCAGCCGGAGCGCGGCTGGGGGATCGTCGAGCGGTACCTGAACACGCTGAACCGGGCCGCGCTGCAGGAGGCGGCCGAGTCCGAGGCGTTGTCACATGGCGGCGTGCCCTCGGTCGCGGTAATCGCCCCGCAGAAGACGCTGACCGAGCCGGAACTCGACGCGGCGGCCGAGTCGTGGGAGAACAAGTTCGCAGGCCCCGGGCGGAAGCCGGGCATCTTCCCCAACGGCACAGTGATTCAGCCGCTGGCATTCTCCCCGCAGGCGCAGGAGGCGACGCTGGCCCGCCAGATGACGCTGGTCGACATGGCGAACCTGCTGAACCTCGACCCGTACTGGGTCGGCGGTGTGTCCTCGAGCCACACCTACAAGTCGCCGGGACCGATGTTCCTGGTGCTGCAGCGGACCGCGCTCGAGCCGGTCATGGTGGACCTCGAGTCCGTCTGGGGGCTGTCGTGGACCGCACCGGGGAAGGATCTCCGGTTCGACCGGAACCAGCTGACCCGCGACGACTTCGCGACGTCGGTCACGACCCTGCTCGCCGCGACCAAAGGCGGGCTGATGAGCGTCGAAGAGGCGCGGCAGTATCTCGGTTGGGCTCCCGAGCCGACCATCGGCGAATTGATCACAGCTCCCGAACCGGCCCAGCTACCGGCCGGCCCCACCCTGTCGGTGCTGCCTGGCGGCGCCGGCGACACCGAGGAAGGTCAGACGGCATGAGCAGGTTTCCGGAGGAGTGGCGCGCGGCAAAGCTCGAGCTGCGCGACGTCGAGGTGTCAAGCAACCGCGAGTTCCTGTCGGGGATCGCGGTCCCGTACAACGTCCGGGCGGACATCGGGTGGTTCACCGAGACGCACCTGCCCGGGTCGCTGGCGAAGTCGATCAAGGAGTCCGCGCGCGGCCTGCCGTTGCACGCGTTCCACGACGACATGACCGGTGCGGGTGAGGCGTCGTCGTGGCCGATCGGGGTCATGTCGGAGTGGAAGGACGACGCGAACGCGCTGCGCGGGGTGTGGAAGCTCGACGACTCGGAGAAGGCGCAGCGGGCCGCGCGGCTGGCCGAGCCGGACGAGAACGGGCAGTCCATGCTCGGGTACCTGTCGATCCGGTTCCAGCCGATCCGGTCGACCTGGGAGGCCGCCGAGGACTTCAACCCGGACCTGGGCCCGGACTTCAAGGACCACGTTGACCGGGTCGAGTCGCGGCTCGTGTCGGTGGGTCTGGTGTCCGCGCCGGCGTTCGCTGACGCGGCGGTCGACTGGGTCCGGTCTGCGACGCCGCCGGGCCGGGAGAACGCCGGCGAGCGGCAGATCGAGGCGTGGCAGTCGTGGCTGGCTGAGGTGAAGGACGGCCCGCGCTAGGCTCCGCGCGTGATGATGTGACGACCGGCAGCGGCCCCCATCCCCGAACCTCACCGGGGATTGGGGGCCGCTGTCGTATCCTCTGGCCTTGATAGGCCGCGCCGTTCACCACGCCGGACCCCCGCCGCTCGTAGCCGGGCACTGGGGCCACCTGGGACGAACACCCGACCGGAGATTCCATTCCGTCGAGTGCCCCAGGAGGGCCCACCATGACGACCATTTTCCGGAGTCCGCTGGGGCTCCCGATCCACCCTCGTTCCGGCGCGATCGCGCTCGGGTTCCGTGCTGACGGCCGGGCGATCTGGCCGATCCGCGGAGCCGACGGCCGTGCAGACGGTGCGACCGCGACCCGCTCCCCGATGCTCGAGCAGCTGTACACCGAGCGGGACGGCCTGGTCGACTTCATCGACCGGACCCTGGCGAACGCCGCCGAGGGCAAGCGCGACCTCACCGGCGCCGAGTCCGAGACGCTGACCAAGCACCGCGACCGGATGAAGAAGCTCGACGAGCAGATCAAGCCGATCGAGGAGTTCGAGGCCGCGCGCGGTGCCGGCGACGACGCGGGCGCCCGCTACCACCGGCCGTCCGGTCAGGCCGACCCGACCCAGGTGCAGGGGCTCGGTCACACCCCGGCCCAGACCAAGGCCCGGATGGGTGACTACAAGACCCGCGGCGACATCATCGTCGACCAGATCAAGGCAGGCGGTTTCGCCGACCAGCGGTCGCAGGGCATCCCGGACAGCGCGGCCCGTGACCGGCTCATCGCCGCCGGCGTCGTCCCGCCGGGTGCGGGCGAGGTGCAGATCCGTGAGGCGTTCGCGAACGCCGCGATCCTCAAGACCGAGGCCCGCGTCACCCAGGTGTCCGGTGACACCCCCGGGATCATCCCGGTCCCGATCATCGGCGAGGTGATGAACGACGTCGATGCCGCTCGCCCGTTCATCAGTTCGGTCGGCGCGAAGCCGCTCAACTTCGCAGGGGAAACCTTCAAGCGCCCCGTCGTGACCCAGCACGTTGCCGTGGGCAAGCAGACCACGCAGGCGACGTCGACGGGGCTCGGGTCGCAGAAGATGACCATCGGCTCGGTCACCTTCACGAAGGAGACGTGGGGCGGCTGGCTCGACGTGTCGCGGCAGGAGATCGACTGGACTTCCCCGGCAGCGTGGGACGCGATCCTGAACGACCTCACTGATCAGTACGGCCTGACCACGGAGAACGCGGCCGGTGACGCGTTCGCTACCGCGGTGGTCGCCGCGGTCGAGGTCGCCGGCACCGGCGCAGCTTCGACGCTGAAGGACTACATCACCGCGCTTTACGCGGCCGCGGCCCTGGCGTACGCCGGTGCGGGGCGCCTGCCCGACACGATCTGGATGTCGATGGACATGTGGGGCACGCTCGGGCCGCTGATCGAGTCGCAGGTTGCGATGCAGAAGAACGTCGGGGACACCGAGGTCGGGTCGTTCGACGGGAGCCTGCTGCGGCTGCCGCGGTACGTCGTGCCGTCATTCGCTGCGGGAACGCTGATCATCGGCGCGAAGCGGTGGACGGAGGTCTACGAAGAGCGCATCGGCCTGCTGCAGGCGGTGCTGCCGTCCGTGATGGGTGTGCAGATCGCGTACGGCGGCTACGTGGCCTACAACACGCTGAAGGCCGGGGCGTTCGCCAAGGTCGTCAACCTCGTCTGATGGCTGCCTGGCTGACGGCTGGGCAGGCGGTCGCGCTGGTGGAAGCCAGCGTGACCGCTGACGACCCTGCCTGGGAGGGCGCGGTCGATGCCGCGACGGCGTACGTCGAGGAGAAGCGGGCCGACCTGTTCGTCCCGGCTCTGCCCGATCCGCCCGTGTTTACCCCGAACGCGTCGGTCAAGTTGGGCACGGCGATGCTCGCGAACCGCTGGTACAACCGGCGCGTGTCGCCGCTCGGCACCAGCCAGAACGTCGAATTCGGCGGGATCGATTTTCTCCGGCAGGACCCGGACATCGCGAAGCTGCTCGGGATCGGCCTCGAGGGGCCGTTCGTGTTCGGCGCCGCCCGGGTCATCACCACCGAGGTGGTCGTGTGACGGCCCGCGAAGACATCGCGGAAGCAGCCTCGACGGTTGCCGAGATCAACTGTTCGCCCTACTACCAGCTGGCCACGAAACCCGGGACCGCCTGGGTCGAGTGGGCCAGGGTCGACTATCCGAACAAGTTCGGCGGCGAGGCGTATTGGACCGTGTTCGTGGTCCTGCCGTCCGACGTGAAGGCGGCCGAGAAGTGGATCGAGAGCCACATCAACGCCCTGGTCGCCGCGCTCAACCGAGAACTGGTCGTGACGACCGTCCGGCCAGAGCAGATTCTGCAAAATGACGGCCCGATCTTGAAGGCCATGGTCGTCGAAGGCCACCGAGAGCAAGAGGAGTAAACACCATGGCAGGAGCGGGCACCCGGCTGTTGCAGCTGGTGATCGACGGCGATGAGGTGACCGCACAGGTCTCCGTCGCGAAGGTCACCACCGGCGCGGCCGACAGCGATTTCGTCACGTGGGCGCAGGCTGCGGCCGGCGGGGCGCGGCAGTACAACCTGGAGATGACCGCGGTGCAGGACACCGTCGCGGACACCGTCTGGGACAAGGTGTGGGCGGCGGCCGGTACCACGGTGCCGTGCACGCTGAAGCTGTACGGCAACGCCGTCGCGACGGTGGCGCAGCCGCACTTCACTTTCAACGCGGTGATCGCCGAGCCTGACGGCGACTTCATCGGTGGCGAGGCGGACGTCTCGACCACCGCCCGGTTGACCTTCGAGGTCGTCTGGCCGCTCGAGGCCAAGCCCACGAAAGTGACGGCCTGACCATGCCTCAGCTCACAGTGCAAACGGGGCTGGTGGTCACCCCGACCGCCAACCCATGCAACGTCGCCGGCGACTTCATCGTCCCCGGGTCCACTGGTCGCGTGGTGCTGCGGTTCGTCAACGGCGCCGGTGTGTCCCAGACGGTCACGCTCGACGACGTCAACAGCACCACCCCGGAGAACGCGGCCGCGTTCAACCCGGACGTCGCGATCCCGATCCCGGCCGCCGGGGTCCGGTACGTCGTGCTGTCCGGTGCGAGGAAGGCCAGGTTCCTGGACACGATCACTGGCCGGATCTCGTGGACCTACAGCGCCGTTGTGACGCTGAACTGCGAGGTCGTCGGGTTCTGATGGTCAACCGCGTCGGGTTCAGGGTCGAGGGGTTGCGCGAGAAGGTGCGCGACCTCGAGGCGGTGGGCGTCGCGGTGGACGACCTGAAGGACGCATTCGGGGCGATCGCGAAGGAAGGCGCCGCCCTGGTCCCGGGATTCATCCGGTCCCGGACCGGGCGGCTAGCCGGCACCGCACGAGGCAACCGGGCGAAGTCGAAAGCGGTCGTGACGCTGGGCCGGTCGTCGGTGCCGTACGCCGGCGTCTACAACTACGGCTGGCCGAGGAAGAACATCCCAGCCGCTCTGTCGATGCAGAAGACCGACGAGCGGATGCAGCCCATCGCCGAGCAGCGGCTCGACGAGGAGATCGATAAGGCAATCAGGAAACGGGGACTGAACGCATGAGCGAGCAGGAAGAGCAGGAGCAGAAGTCCGACGCAGCCCGGGAGGCAGTGTCGGAGATGATCGGGTCGCTGACCGGGTTCGACGAGATCGCGATCGAGAAGGCCACCGGCCACACCATCGAGTGGATGTCCGGCCACGATCACGAGATCCAGCTGATGCGGGCAGTAGCCGCGGTGCAGCTCGCTCGCGCCGAGGCAGGCCCGAAGTACGCCGACGCGTACCGGCAGGCGATGGGGATGAAGCAGTCCGAGGTGCTGTCGTACTTCGCGCCGGAGCCTGAGGACGCCATGCCCGACGACCCGGACAGTGAAGTGGGAAAAGGAAACTCGCCGCACGTGAACGAGCCGACGATCTCGCAGCCTTCTGTCTTGTCACCGGAGTCGCCCCCGATCAGTACCCCCGCCTGACCCGCCTCGAGCGGGAAGCGTTCATCCGGATAGCCAGACAGCGGAAGAGGTGACGACGTGGCGGGTCCTATCAGGATCGCGATCCTGGCTGACGGGAAGAAGGCTAGGGGCGAGTTCAATGACACCGCCAACGCCGGATCGAAGCTGGGTTCGTCGCTCGGGAAGCTGAAGGCACCAGCGATTGCGGTGGGGGTCGGGATCGCTGCCCTGGGCAAGGGACTGCTCGGCCTGGCGAAGGGTGCCAGCGAGGACGACGCGGCACAGAAGATCCTCGCGAAGACGCTGAAGAACACGACCGGCGCGACTGACGCGCAGGTCGCGTCGATCGAGGACTACATCGCGAGGACAGGCGTTGCTACCGGCATCACTGACGACGAGATGCGGCCGGCCCTGGCGAAGCTGGTCGCTGCGACCAAGGACGTCGGTAAAGCGCAGGGCCTGATGGGGTTGGCGATGGATGTGTCCGCAGGCACCGGTAAGGACCTCGGCACCGTCACCGCCGCCCTGGCGAAGGCACAGAACGGTTCAGTGGGTGGCCTCGCGAAGCTGGGCATCGCGACCAAGGACGCATCGGGGAAGACGAAATCGTTCGCGCAGATCCAGAAGGACCTAGCGAAGACGTTCGCCGGCCAGTCCGCGACTGCGGCCGACTCGACCGCCGGGAAGTACAAGCGATTCCAGCTGGTGATGGACGAGCTCGGAGAGACGATCGGCGGCGGCGTGCTCCCGGTGCTCGGTGCGATCGCCGGTTTCATGCTGTCGAAGGTGTTCCCGGCCGCAGCGAAACTGTCCGGCCTGTTCGAGTCGAAGGTGGTCCCGAAGCTGCGGGAGTTCGGCGGGTTCGTCCGGTCGCAGGTCGTCCCGGTGATCGTGCAGCTGGCGCAGAAGATCGCGAACGGCGTAGTGCCGGTGGTGCGGAACCTTGTCGCCGCGTTCCTGCCTCTAGCACGGGACGCCGGCCCGAAGGTCGTCGCGGTCGCGAAGCTACTCGGCAACGCCCTCGGCGAGATGGGCAAGTTCATCACCGGCACTGTGCTGCCCGGCCTCGCGAAGTTCACCGGGTTCCTGCGGGACAACTCCACTCTTGTCGGTGCTGTTGCCGTGGGCATCGGTGCCATGGTCCTGGCGTTCAAGGCCTACCAGGGCGTGCTCCTGATCATCTCCGCGGCCACGAAAGCCTACGCCGCTGTGCAGGCCGCACTGAATCTGGTCATGGCTCTGAACCCAATCGGCATCGTGGTGCTGGCCATCGTCGGCCTTATCGCCGCGCTCGTGTACGCCTACAAAACCTCGGACAAGTTCCGCGCCATCGTGGACGGTGCCTTCCACGCCGTGCAGGCGGCGGCCTCGTTCGCGTTCAACTGGGTGAAGAAGAACTGGCCACTGCTGCTCGCGATCGTCACCGGCCCCATCGGGCTCGCGGTCCTGCTGATCGTGAAGAACTTCGACAAGATCAAGAGTGTCGCCGGGACCGTGCTGAGCGCTATCACGAGCACGTTCGGCAAGGTGATCAGCTTCTTCCAGGACTTGCCTGGCAAGGTCAAGTCCGCGATCGGTAACGCCGCGTCCACGCTGGTGCAGAAGGGTAAAGACTTCATCGCCGGGATCGTGTCCGGTGTCACAGGCAGGGTGTCGAGCCTCACCTCACTGGTGGGTTCGCTGCCCGGCAAGGCGCTCTCGGCGCTCGGCGACGTCGGTAGCCTCCTTTTCGACGCCGGGGCGAAGCTCATCTCCGGGCTGGCCAACGGCCTCACGTCGAAGCTCGGCGCAATCAAGGACGCGGCGGGCAAAGTCGCCGGCGCAATCAAGGACTTCTTCCCGGGCTCTCCGGTGAAGGACGGCCCGCTTCGTTCGTGGAACAACGGCGGCGCGGGTAAGCGACTCGTCGGGTTCCTGACCGATGGTCTCGGCGCGAAGGTCGGCGCCACGCAGATCGCCGCCGCCCGGCTCGCTACCGCGGTACAGACCGGATTCGGTGACGCGGCCCTGAGGCCGTCAGTGGCTCTGGCCGGCGCCCTCGGCGGTAGCGGGGCTGGCGTCCCCGCGGTCAACGTCGGCGACACGATCGTTTACGTCACGATCGACGGCGAGCAGCTGCAGGGCCGGATCGACAACACGGTCCGGACCAAAAACCGTGAACTCAAGCGCACCGTGAAGGCGGGCTGACCATGGGACTCACCGCCACCTATGACCCGATCCTGTCGAGGATCCGGCTCGCCGCGACAGCGCTCGGAGCCACCGCCGATCACGCGCTGGTGTGGCGTACGACGGACAACTACATCACCTACACGCTGATCCGCGGCGCGAACCCGGCAGCGATCTCCGGTGGTGGCGGCGTGCTGAACATCGACGATTACGAGTTCGTGCCGGGGGTCCTGCTCGGCTACCAGATCGCGTCGTACAACGCGGCCGGTGTCCTGCAGGCCAGCTTCACAACGACCATCACGCAGGACCTGACCGCGATCTGGATGAAGGTCCCGGCCGCGCCGTTCCTGAACCGTGAGGTCGAGGCGTCGGTGCGGTTCCCGATCAGTCGGCGGGCCCGCAGTTCCCTGTTCGATGTGGTCGGCCGCACCATGCCGGTCGCGGTGTCCGACATCGGCAGCTCGAGGGAGTTCACGCTGCAACTCCGCACCGAGTCCGCGTCGGATGAGCGTGACCTCGACTACCTGTTCGCATCGGGCGAGGTGCTGCTCCTGCAGCGGCCGGCGGTGATGGACCAGTTCCCCGGTGGCTACTTCGCCCATGGCGACGTGAGCAGGGAGCCCGGGCCGGACGCGGAGTTCTACATGTTCCCGGAGCGCAGGTATTGGCAGGTCCCTCTCACTGAGGTTGCTATTCCGGGCCCGGCTGTTGTCGGGTCCGCGTACACGATCGCGTCGATGCTCGCCGAGTACGCGACGATCACTGCCGTGCTGGCAGGGAACGCGACGATCGCTGCACTGCTGAACAGGACCGGGACACCCTCGGATGTGATCGTGCCGTGAGGGCTGTCAGTGAACGGTTCCTTGAGACGCTCCGCGGGTCGCACACCGCGGTGTCCCGGGCCCGGGTGTGCACGTCGTTCCAGACGGGGACGAACCCGACCGGGACAGAGATCGCTGTCACCGGCGGCGACGTCAAGGCGTCCGCGACTGCTGAGGTCCGGTCGACGCTCGACCTGACCACCACGCAGGCGTGGCCGATCCTTCAGACCGACCTGATCACCCCGTACGGCAATGAGATCTACGTCGAGCGCGGCATTGCCTACGGCAACGGTCAGCGGGAGTTCGTGGGGCTCGGCTACTTCCGGATCGACACCCCCGAGCAGGACGAGACCCCAGACGGCCCGGTCACCATCTCCGCGCAGGACCGGTGGGCCGGGATCGTCGACGCCCGGTTCCTGAGCCCGCGCCAGTTCTCCGGGGCTGCGGTCCGTGGCGCCCTGGTCGAGCTGCTGATCGAGGAGGTGTACCCCTCGGCAGTGATCGAGTGGGACGACACCGCGCTCCGTGACGGGCTGGTCGGCCGGACGGTGATCGCTGAGGAGTCCAGGTCGGCGACGCTGCGGGACTTCATCACGTCGCTCGGGAAGGTCGGCTACTTCGATCACCGGGGTGTGTTCGTGATCAAGACCCCACCGGCGATCACCGGTGACCCAGCGTGGACGATCGACGCCGGCCATGACGGGGTCCTGGTCCAGATGTCCCGCGGCCTGACCAGGGAAGGTGTCTACAACGCGTACGTCGCCACTGGCGAGGCGGGCGACACGACGGCCCCGGCGCGGGGTGTCGCGTACAACCTCGACCCGGGCAGCCCCACCTACTACCTGGGCCGGTTCGGTCCGGTGCCCGGGTTCTACTCGAGCCCGTTCCTGACCACGAATCTGCAGGCCACGAACGCGGCTCGGGCTCTGCTCCGGCAACAGCTGGGGCTGCCGTACCAGGTCGACCTGTCGAGCATCGCGAACCCTGCCCTCGAGCCGTACGACGTCGTCTCGGTGCGGTACCCGAAGCGGGCTCGGAACCGGTCGCTGCGCACGGAGACCCACGTGATCGACAACGTGACGATCCCGCTGGTACCCGGCCAGCCGGTGACGTTGCAGACCCGGCAACGTCAAGACGACCTGATCGGGGACACGCCGTGATCACCGACGACCTGTCGACCCTGTTCGCTCCGGGCCCGGAGGCGGTCCGGTTCCGGCAGGGCACGATCACCGCGTGGAACCCGAACACCGGCGCGAACACGGTCAGCGTTGCCGGCGGGATCCTGACGGACGTTCCGATCCTGAACACCGGCGAAGCGATCGCGCTCAAGGCTGGGCACGTGGTGGGCCTGCTCGCGTTCGGGTCGACGTGGTTCATCCTCGGCCGGATCACCCCGACTGGCGATCCCAACTTCGCCGCGGCGTCCGTCGACTTTGGGTCGGCCGGCGCGCAGGTGTTCAATTTCGCCACCTCGACATCGATGGTGGTCAAGGCCTCGTCGAACGAGCTGGTCGTGCCGGACTGGGCCGACGAGGCGATCGTCCATGTCACCGGCGGCTGCTGTGTCGTGAACAACTCTGCGGTGATCACCAACGTCGCGATGGAAGTCGGCTGTTTCGGTGGCGTCGGCGGCGGGCTGATCCAGGACATCCCGATCGGCCGTATGGGCTCGGTGTCGGCGTCGTCGCGCAACCTATTCACGGGGCTGTCTGGCGGCGAGGTGCTGACCGTCACCGGCGCGGCTCAAGCCGGTGCAGCGTTCACCGCGGTCGGATCGAACTCGATGTTTGTCCACGCGACCGCGGTCTACAAGTCCAACATCTAGGAGACCGATCATGGCTGACGTAACCCCGCTGTACGGGTTCCCCTACCTCGAGCTGGGCGACCCGCCGGACCTCGCCGCCGGTACTGAGAACCTCGCGACTGCAGTCGAGACGAAGATCGCGGCAATGAACACCATCCCCACAGAGGTGTTGTTCACCGGCTCCGGCACCTGGACCAAGCCGGCCAATCTGAAGGCGGTCTGGGTGCGGGTCATCGGCGGTGGCGGTGGCGGTGGCGCGTGCGGTACCACCGGTGCGGCGCAGGGCTCGATCGGTGGCGGTGGCGGTGGTGGCGAGTACGCGGAGGCGATCATCCCGGCCGCGACGCTCGCCGCGACGGTCGCTGTCACATGCGGCGCGGGCGGCGCGGTCTCGGCCGGTGCGGGCGGTAACTCGTCGTTCGGTGCGCACGTGATCGCGAACGGTGGCGCGGGCGGCACGACCAGCGGCGTAGCTAACGCGCTCACCACGGCCGGCGGCGCGGGCGGCCCCGGCGGTGCCGGGTCGTTCGGCACGATCCTTCGCCGCGCTGGCCAGGCGGGCGACGTGGGTCGGGTTCAGGCCGGCGAGCCGATCCCGACCCGCGGTGGTTCGTCCGGTATGGGCTACGGCGCCGGCGCGCAGCAGGCGGGCGGGATCCTCGCCAGCCCGGGCGTCGGCGGGTCCCCGTTCGGGGGCGGCGGGTCCGGCGGGTGCTGCCGTCCGTCGCAGTCCGCGCAGAACGGCGGCGGCGGCGGGTCCGGCGGCGTCATCGTTGTGAACCTCTTCTGACCACGGGAGCGGGTGCACGGGGAGATGGTGATCTATGAACGACCTGCCAGCGATCATCGGTGCTGTCGCGCTGTTGATCGGTGGCGTCTTCACGGGTCTGATCGGGCTCGACCAGAAGCGGAAGCGGGTCGATGCCGAGACACTCGACGAGCTCGCCGACTACCACCGTTGGCATCCTCGGGTCCGGCGGGCCCTGGTGTTGCTCCGGGCAACGGTCGCCGACAGCCCGCAGGCGGAAGAGCCGGACGGGATCGACGATCTGATTCAATGGCCGCCGCCGAAGCCGAAGCACTCAAGACGTGGCGACGAGGTGACCGCTGATGACGCGGGATAGCTGGATCTTCCGGGGTGTCGCGGTGGGCGCGTTCGTGGTGGCCGCGGCGTCGCTGGTCATCACGACCCTGCAGAAGCAGGACGCGCAGACCGGCGAGGACGTCGCGCAGTCCGAGCTCGTGTCGCTGGCGCAGGCGAACCAGGCGGCCTGCCAGCGTTTCGGGACTGTCGAGGCTGAGAAGGTGCTCGGTGCGGGGAAGTGTCAGCAGGCGAAAGAGATCGTGGAACGGCCGCCGGCCGAGAAGGGGGACCCGGGTGCTACTGGTGCTCGTGGCCCGCAGGGCGTCCAGGGCGCGGCGGGTCCGCAAGGCCCACGCGGCCCGCAGGGCACAGCGGGCGCGCAGCCGGGCTGCCTGATCCTCGTCAGCAAGTGCCAGGGACCCACGGGCCCGGCAGGACTCCGAGGGCTCACAGGGCCGTCTGGGGCCGCGGGCGACGCCGGGCCCGCGGGACCGTCCGGTCCGGCGGGTGAGGCCGGCCCAAAAGGCGAGCAGGGTTCCCAGGGAGCACAGGGGAACCAGGGCGACCAGGGGCCGGCCGGACCGCAGGGACCAGCTGGGCCCGCTGGGCCTTCCTGCGAGGCGGGTAGCACCTTGCAGAAGCTGCACGTCATGACCACCGAGGTCCCAACCGGCACGTGGATCCTCGCGTGCGTCCTCGACGACCAGAACCCCTGAGAGGGGCCAGATATGGAGCTCTACTACCCGGGCGCGACGAGGCGCCTCATCCCGCCGGGAACCAACGACCCGGCGATCATCCCGATCGGCATCATCTGGCACGTCGACGCCGGCGACAACAAATCCCTGTACGGCTACTTCAACGGGCCGTCCGGCGGCATCGAGTCGCACATGCACTTCCCGAAGATCGGCCACCCCGAGCAGTACCGCGACTTCGGACACGAGGCCGACGCGAACCTCAAGGCGAACAGCTTCGTCATCAACGGGAAGCGGTACGGGTTCATCTCCTGCGAGACGCAAGGCCTCGGCGCGGGCGAGTGGAACACGAACCAGCTGACCGAGATGAAGCTGTTCATGTTGTGGTGCCGGGCGAACCTGCAGATCGCGCTGTCGAAGTGCGTCGGCCCGTTCTCGCCCGGGGTCGGCTATCACACGATGTGGGGCGCGCCGTCCGCGTGGACACCGATCGCGAAGGACTGCCCCGGCCCAGACCGCATCAAGCAGTTCAACAACGTGCTCGTCCCGTGGATGAAGTCGGTCACCAGCGGTGCCGGCGGATCGACGGGAACACCACCAGCAGGAGGACAGACCATGACGAAGGCAGACGTGCAGATGTTCCTCGACACCATCATCAGGGCTGACGGGCTGACCGTCCGCCAGGCCCTGGCCGGCGCCGACTTCGCGAGTGACCAGCTCGCCGCGTCGGGCGACCTGCAGAAGCGAGTCGTGACGATCGCGCAGGACGTGACCACCATCAAGGGAAAGGTTGGAGCATGAAGCCGAGCGTCGGCCGGATCGTGCACGTGCTCGTGCACCCGGTTGAGAACAACGGGACCGACGTCGCACCAGCGATCATCACCCGCGTGTGGTCGGACACCATGGTCAACGTCAAGGTGCTGCTCGACGCCGAGGCGAACGCCTGGCAGACCAGCGTCAACCTGTACGACGCACGCCCCGGCGAGGACGTCACCCGCGCGGCGTGGTGGCCCGAGAGGACGGGCTGACATGCCCCCGATCACTCCGGCGTCGCAGTCGAAGCCAGTCCGGCTTCTGGCATCCGTCGCAGCAGGCGCAACCGCGGCCACCGCCGGCCTCGCGATCATCCCCGGCGTACCCGGCTGGGTCGCCGGCGTCGTCGGCCTGGTCGGCCTCGTCCTCACCGCCGGCCTGTCCCGCTACACCGAGGGCGTCGTCACCCCCACCGAGAACGTCGCCGCGGTCCGCGACGACAAGACCGGCGCCACCGTGGCCGGCCCCGCATCCGTCGTACCGGACGGCGTCAAGGTCGACGTCACCACCGCAGGCCCAGGCGACTACTTCCCGCCGCCCGTCGAGGAAACGGTCTAGCCTGAACAGACCCCCCGTGTAACAGCAGCAGCCCCCCGGACAACCAGTCTGGGGGGCTGCTGTGTGACAACGAACTCCTACTGTGCCGAGGCGATCGCCTGCCGGATCCGCAGCGCCGCCGCCTCGCCCTGTGCGTTCTTCACCTTGTACGCATGGACCGTCCCGGCGGTCGTCACGACCAGCGACCCGGGCGACCCCAACAGCCCCTTCTTCCACGCGACGTTCTGCACGTTGCGCAGCGGCACGCTCATGTCCGGCTCGGATCCAGCGAGTGCCGGCGCGATCATCAGCCGCCGATCAGTCAGCACCATCGCCGACGCAGCCAGGTTCGCCGACAGCACGACCGTCTCCCCAGGCATCACCTGACCCTCCAGGTTCTCCCTGGCCTTCCGGGTGATGCGGTCATTCAGGCCCATGGTTCTTCCCCCTGCAAAGTGGTTGGAGCGTCGAATGCTGGCGCGTCCGACGCTCCCGGTCAATGGTTCACTCGTCGGCCCTCGGGTCGTCGTGGCGTTCCCACGCGGTGCCCTCGGCGTTCAGCATCGGCCAGCCGTGTTCGTCGGTCGCGATCGGCCGCATGTCCGGCGGATCGGCCGGCGGATAGATCACCCGCCGGATCGCGAGCAGTGTCGCCTCGCACGAGGCAACACCGCGGTGTTGGATGATGTGCCCGATCTCGGCGACCTGCATTGCCGGGTCGGGGCTGGATAGGGTGTCGTTCACGGTCGGACCTCCTGTGTCCGGTCGAGGCCCCGGCCAGCGTTCCAGCGCTGCGTCCGGGGCCGCCTACTACCTGCAGTCGATGCGGCATTCCCTGCCGCCGGCACCTCCTTCCGGTCGAATAACCTGCCGGTTATCCGATCCGAACCCGGGCCGGACTTGAGCGTGCGGCATAACGGCCATGTCACGCGCCGTAACGTATTTACGTCAATCCGCGATGGTGGGGGAAACCGATTACCGCCGCCCCGGAGAGACGATGTGGACAGCCGAAACCAGACACTTCACCAAGTACCTGCAGTCCGCCGGCAGGTCCCCGCACACCATCCGCCTGCGCCTCCACTACGTGGGGCGCCTATCCCAAGCCGTCGACAGCCCGGACCCGTGGACCGTGGGCGTCGACCAGCTCGTCGACTTCCTCAGCTGCCCGACCTGGAAGCCCGAGACCCGCAAGTCCGCCAGGGCCAGCGTCTGCGCGTTCTACTCGTGGGGCGTGGACACCGACCGGATCGAGGAACACCGCAACCCGGCGAGGCGCCTGCCACATGTCACCGCGCCGAGGGCTCTACCCCGGCCGGCGCCGTCGATGGTGTTCCGGTGCGCCCTGTTGAGCGCGAACGACCGGGACCGGCTGTTCCTGCTGCTGGCCGGGTACGCCGGGCTACGCCGGGCAGAGATCGCAGCCGTCCACCCCCGCGACATCGACCACGAGCGCCAGGCCCTGCGGGTGCATGGGAAGGGCGGCAAGGAGCGCGTCGTGCCGCTGCACCCGGTGCTCTATGCCGAGCTGGGCTATGAGCTCGAGCGTCGAGTGGCAGGCGGGTTCGGCAGCGGGTGGCGCTTCCACTCGTTGATCGCGCCGGACAGCCACTTGTTCCCCGGGCGGAACGGGCACGTCGGGCCGGATGTCCCGGGCAAGGCGTTGGCGCGGCTGCTGCTCGGCGACTGGACGGGGCACACGCTGAGGCACCGGTTCGCGTCTGCGGCGTACGCGGTCGACCGCGATCTACGGGCTGTGCAGGAGCTGCTCGGCCACTCGAAGCCTGAGACGACCGCCCGGTATGTCGCGACTCCGGACGGGGCTCTGCGTGCCGCTGTCGCGGGGGTGACCGCGGCGTGA